TTGGACTTTAAAGAGGAGCCGGTAGAGGAAACGATGGCAGAAACGTTTTATGCCAGCCGATTACGATTGATAGAAGAAACCGACAGTAAGGTAAAGCGCCGCTAATTATTTTGGAATTCGCGAACCAGTAAGGCGCACCAAAAATACAGGTCGCCATCACTCATGTTTGATTTCATTTTGTTGACGCGGTCGCAAACGAGCCGGATATTTTCTGGGGAGTAGCCTTCTTCCGAGTTGATCCGGTCTACTGATATGTTGGTCCCGCGCCGTGAGCCGTGGTTCGAGGACAGTCCTTCGTGCATCCATGTCATCGGCAAGTTGGATAAAGCGCACAGTCCGTTTTGTTCTTCAAACAGGCCCACTAAAAAGTCTACGTCAACGGCCTCATCCAACGTTACGCCATATCTTTTGACGCGTTGCTTCATGTCCCTCATGCGGGACGAAAGATAATTTTTAGGTGTTTTGTAAACGGACCCCACTTGATTTTTGGCGTCACATTCCACGCAAACGGGATTGCCGCCCCGGTATTTACCGGTGTGGTATCTTGGCCCAAAATATTTTATATCTCTTCTTCTCTTGCAAATTCTGCAAGTCAGCCGATCCAAACGCTTGCCCCCACATGCGAGTGGGGTTTAGGTATACGTGATTAATTGAGTCCTATCAAGGACATAATTAAAAAAATTATAAACAGCGCGAGGTATCCACCCCAACCCATTAATTCTTTTTTGGGTTCGGTCACTTTGTAGTTTGTACCACCTGACGCAGGGTTAGGGGATGTTATCGACACGGTAGCATCCTTGGGCTTTTCCCACGCTTCGTTTACGTCTTTTGTTTCGGGGTTGTCTGCAAGAAATCGTCCGTCTTTTCCACGGGTGCGGCGTTTTTTGTTAGTCATTGGGGTTCTCCTCATCAATAGGTCGATAATAAACAACTTGTGCGCCGCAGTCGGAGCAGGTCAGGTTCGTGGCCATGTCAAAATCGCCGTCTTCTATGTCCTCATCGCCACCCCAGATTAGCTTCCCGCGACACCACCAACAAATGTCTCCGCTTATACTCATTCTGGTTGCAACTTTGACCATTGTGAACAGGGGTCCGTGGCCCGTGATCCGTGTAACGTGCAGAGCCATTTGCGTTTGCCGGTCGGCTTGGCATGGCGACAGGTTCTGCATTCAACGGCGAGGGGGACCGCTTGCTCGCCCTTGGGCCAGCAATGTGGCCGATAGTTACAGTACCTACATTCAAAACAATCGGGGGTGTCTGAAATGCGGATAACAGACGAACCACGAACCACGGAACGAGCTTTACGCATGATGTCTTTGAAGCGGTCGGGGTCGAACGCGACATCTTGTGCGTGATACACGGAGGTGTTCTTGTTGTACGCCACCAGCCATGCGGAATTAAGTTTTGCCAGACCCATCAACAACTGCATTTGGTCGTAGTAAATAGGATGGCTCTTAAAGATTCCTTGGTTTTTGAACATGCGCCATTTTTTGTCGTTCATTGATTTTATTTCAAGGAGTTTAGTTTCGTCTCCAATATTAACAAGGCCGTCAGCATGACCACGCAAGTGTCCGCCTAACGCCGTGAAGGTCCACTGCTGTCCGGTTTCGGGGTTGATCTCACTGACGCCAACACCTGCGGCCTTCATGTCTTCTACGACGGTTTCTTCCAACTGGTGGCCCAGTAAAAAGATCCGCATGACCGCAGGGGGCGGGGAGGTTTGTCCGTAGCCGCGTAAACTGTACTGCAAGAAAGCGTGACAGGGGTTTCCTACACTACTCGCACCGACGTAGCATCGGCGTTCGTTCGTATAACCCTTCGTGGTTCCCATATCGATTGCTCTGAGTAGCTCCACGTATGCGCCCTGTCTTGATTGGTCTGATAAACTAACATAGATCTTATTGCGGCGCAAAAAAAAACCCCGCATTGCGCGGGGCCGGGTTATTAAATGTTCACTTTGGGAGTTTCACAGTTAACCCTATCAAACGTTTTACTCTTTAGGAGTGACACTTTGGTGTCACCGTTAAAAATATCACTATGGTTTTACGATTTCAAGAATTTCTTTTGTAGCCTCATCGGCGGGGACAACGGATAAGTCGTCTTGAACGGCCATGGGCTTTTGTAAACGGTGCGCCATTTGGTGTGCGGCTTGCATGGCAATCTGAGCGTCTTCGTTAGCTATTCCAAACCACCATGTACCATTTCGTGTATTAAAAGCTCTAGAAACCATTTTGACTTCCTTAAATCTTCTAACCCTTTGCCTTTTTTTTCATAACGCCAAAGGTACTTCATGGAAGACCCTTTTAAATATGCTCTGAACCCTTCGGGGGTCAAGCTGGCTCGGATTGCATCGATACACTCAATCCCGCCTTGGCTGTAATGAGGGGGGCTATTGACGTTATCCGACTTCATTGGCCTTGAGTTCTCTCTCCGCATCTATTTTAAACTTGAGAAACTCATGCCAAATGTGCAACTTATCAAAGTCTGATTTATCAATTGCCTTGCCGGTTTCGTAGCTTTTTTCCAGCTTCTTGAGAGCTTTATCAAACTCTGCCTGCATGGTTGTAAACTCACTCATATCGAAAAGCTCTTGGCGGTTAGACTTACGTCATTCTCTTTCTTAAAAGAGTCCACTTGCTCCGCAATATATTCTTGATCACCGTCAGATAGATTCGCCATCTTCCAGCCCTCATGTATATAACGAAGCTGTCCGCTAATTGTACGCCCTTCAACGCGAGCAATCACTACTAACTCTTCGTAAACGTCGCGCGGCAACAACACTGACTTCCATTTGGTAGTGTCCATTACACTTCTCCTAATTTCGTATACGACAGTATACGGATGATCGTAGCTTCGATCAACTTAATCTAACTCTTTATGCAGGTCTTCCATATCCCGTGCCACGTCTAAAATAACGTTCAATTCTTCCTCACGGTTATCATTAAATATGACCCACCAACGTTCGTTTAAAACGACAAAGCCTTCTTTTGTGTCGAAGTCATAATAAATAGACCCAACTTCTGCGGCAGTCCTAACATTATTCATCTTCAAGATCCTTACACTCCCCCCAACTTGGGCCAACTTCTATGTCACATTTGTTTGGCACCTGTAAAGGCACCGCGCTTTCCATTATTTGTGCTAGTTCTTTAGCCTGCTCCGGGCTGTCTATAGAAAAAGCTAATTCGTCATGGACTTGAAGCATGGGGGCAAAACCCGCCTCACAAACGTTCACCATGGCCTGCTTGGTCATGTCTGCCGCAGAAGCCTGTATCAAACGATTCAGTGCCTTATACGTGTAGGCCCGCCGAAGTCTGGTCGTTGGCCCGTGGGCCGCGATTGCTTCATCGCGAGGCAACGCCTTGTGCATTGCAAAGCTGTTCGGCTCCCAAAGATCAAAGCGACACTTTCTGCCCCGTAAAGAGCGCAGACTGCCCGAGGACCGTGGGTCGTCAAGCTTGTTCTGTACGCCTTTCATCAGGCCTTTTACGAACGGTACGCGCTTGTGGTATTGCTGAGTCAAAGCTTTTGCTTCATCCACGCTTAGGTCTAGCTGATCAGATAGTTTGTTGACGCCCATACCATACATCATGCCGAGGTTGATTACCTTTGCCTGCTTACGCGGGATGTTCGCCATCTCACTAACCATGCTATGAAAGTCCATGTCGGGGTTATTGCGGTAGCCATCGACGAAACTTTCCACGCCTTCCATGGGCATGTTTTTGTAGTCCCCGTAGTTCTTTGCGAAGTGGACCAAGATCCGTGGTTCCTGTTGCGAGAAGTCTATTGCCGCCCACTGCCGCCCTTCTTCTGGCAGAAACAGAGAGCGGATCATGGGGCCTAGCTCCGGGTCGCGAGCCGGGATCTGTTGCAGGTTGGGCGAGTTCATAGAGATGCGGCCCGATACGGTGCCCCCGTCGTCAGAACGAAGCTGGTTGATGTGGCTGTGAATTCTGCCGCCATGCACATACTTTAATATGCCGTCGATAAAGCTACCGTTTGTTTTGTTTAGGTTGCGCGCTTGTACGATCAGTTTGGCTAGGTCGTGAGAGTGGTCCGTTAAGAAAGACTTTGTGAAGCTGGGCGACCCTTTTTCGGTTCTGGGGTAGGGGATGCTCAGTTTGTCGAAAGCCTTGGATATGGATTGCGCGGCCCATATTTCGACGTTCATACCTGTTATCGACTTGATTTGCTTCAAGGCCTCTTTCTCTTTTTTAAACAGCACTTGCTTGGTCCGTTCAGCGCGGTCGATGTCTACCCGTATGCCGCGCATGGTCATGTCCACAAGGTGCGGTAATAGCGCAATCTCTAGCCGCCAAACATCCCAAAGCTCTTCACGGTTCAGTAACGTCTTAAAGTGTCCCCAAAGCTCCAGTGTGATCTCTGCGTCTGTCTCGGCATAAGGCCCGACATACATGGCGGGAAGCTTCCACATCTCGCCTTTTGGATCGACGCCAAATTCTTTTGCGGCCTGCACTAACGTCTTTTCGGATTTGGTCTTGCCCAGATGATCGTAGCAGAGCGCATTGAGGCTATAGCTAAACCTGTTTTCATCGATCAGGCTGGCCGTAATCATAGTATCGATTATGCGGCCTTTAACCTCAAAACCCTCCGCACGTATCCAGCCCAGATCATACTGAGCGTTGTGCATGATCTTGTCGGCAGGGCATTCAAATACTTTCTTCAACCACTTACTGACAATACGCATAACAAGGTTACCCCCTCCAGCATGGCCTACGGGGATGTAGCACTTCCAACCCGGCACTGCTATGGCATACCCCACCACTTCCCCATCCTTTGTGGGCCAGCCCGGACCCTTCTGTTTGAGGTTCGGGTCGCGCGTTTCCACGTCGATGGCGATTTCTTCCGCGTCAAAGATATCGGGCAACTCCACGGGAGGAACCCAATCGCTCTTTGGGGGGAACATAGCCATTTGCAATTTACCGGTTGACATTAGGCCACCTTACGCTCGCGCAAAATTGTTTTTTCAAAATGATTGCAGGCGGGACACCACCAGCCAACGCGTTTTTTTTCTTCCGCGTTAATTATCTCTTCCGCTACTTTGCCGCAAGCCGGACATTCAATGTGACTCATGTCAGTGTTTTTCTTCATAAAGCGTAAGCCCTCAAATAATCTTCTGGTTCTAATATGTAGAGGTTTTGGATTGCCCGCGTCACCCCCACGTAAAAGACGCGGTGAAGATCGTCCCCTGCTGACTCAAGCGCCGCCGCAGTTAGATCCGGAAGAATTACAACGTTTTGTGCCTCGCCGCCTTTTGTCCCGTGGATCGTGGACAGTCGGATGCGAGGCTTGGCGTTAAACTTTTCGCCACGGCGTAAAAGCGCCGTGATATAGGCCCGATCCCCATCGGGTATTTTATCCATTGCCTCATGCCAGATCATCTCATCCGTGGCCAATAGACCGAAATGTTCTTGTAAATCTCCCAGTTCAAACATTTTGTCATCGTCTGCGGAAATTGTTTTGTGCCCGCGCTTGACGCGGACGCCATTCCCCGACATGTACGAGTAAATTGCTTGGGCCGTACCTATCGTAACCGCACGGCCTTTACGCAACCCTTCCCAGCCATTGATGGCCAGTGACATTTTTTGCGGTATTGAGCGACTACCTTCTTGTTTTTCAA